CCGTTGATCCCAGGTTTTAATCAGCATTGAAAGGCCTGAGGCGTCACAACCTATAGATACATCAAAATTGCTCGTTCATGCGGGTGTGTCGAAAAGCTCTGGTTAAAGACTCACCTGGAGGAGGGTTCCGTTGATACCAGGTATCTTTTTCGCATTTCAATCCTATGGCAGCTAACCCCCCCAACACTCAAGTTCCCAGAAAGGAAGAACTTCCTTTCTACCAAAACAGTTTCCTCACTGGCGTGCTCGCGACACCCGTCGCCGGCTTCATCAAGGAAAAGGAGTTTCGCAAGTACACTTCGTACTTGCGTACCACCACCATGATTGGTGGCAGCTCCGAGTCCGCAATGAAGACGATTACGTACGAAGTGGGCAGACACAAGGCTTCGATTGGTCTCGCGCTTTCGCGCGCCTCAGCCTCCTCGATGTGCATTGAAGGTGCATATCCTACCGCTGCTACTCTTAACGATGACTTCGTTGGTCTCGCTAAGAAGTACAGCAACTTCTCGGGTTTCTTCGAGTACACCAATCTTATTGGTGTGGTCGAACGCATCTCGAAGGGTCTAGCTGCTTCGTCGCTGTACCCAGGCGTCTCTAGTGAGCACCTGCGCGGTGGCTCCGAGTTGTCGATCCACGTCCTCGGGGTGCACGACGCGCCCGTGTCCGCGCATAACACGGCTGTGTTTATCCCGCGTCTCACGGACCGAATTATCGCCCCCGACGTCTTCGCAGTCCTTGCTTCCGCTGTCGCTGGTGAAGGCAGCGCAGTTGCCACGGACATGTTGAACACTGACGCAACTACGCACAAGCCCATTATGCGTGACGTTGCTGGCCCGGCTTTCAGCAAGGCTTGCGTCGATGCTTTACGCATCCTTGGTTCAAACTTCGCTGCCTCTAATGCTGGGGACCTCTTCGCTCTGGGAGTTACCCGCGGTATCCACAACGTCGTGACGACTGTAGGACACACTGACGAAGGTGGTTACATGCGAAGCGTCTTCCGCGCTTGCAACTTTAGCGCTCCTTTTGGCGGTATCCACTGGATGCTCAAGGAGTACGTCGGGCTCCCAGCCTTGTCCTCGACTAACCAGGCTGAGATAGCCGGATACGTTGACTCCTTGGCTCTGATGACCGCCGGCTTAGTCGCACACTGCGACCCGGGCATCGTGTTGAACGGTGAGTGGTTCCCGACAGTGTTCCACGCCAGCGGCAGTGCTGAGTTCGGATCTGGCATTCACACGTCGGGCTCCGACAGCTACGTCGACGCTAACAAAGCATCGCTCGATGTTGTCGTCCAGGATTTTGCCGGCATCTACGTCCCTGCTCTCTCAAAGCTCTTCGGCTTGTTTGGCGGGTCGGGCCTGGCCGAGAAGATCCTCGCCACGACCGCACAGTTTGTTCCCGACGATGACAGGCACCTAAAGTATGCTAGCATCGCTCCCTTCTTCTGGGTCGAACCAACCAGTTTAATCAACCATGATTTTGTTGGTTCTTCGGCCGAAACCGAGGGTTTCGCCAGTTACGCGACTAAGAATCGCGAACGCACTTTGAACGCCTTCGAGTATATCGAGGAGTACGGGACGGGTAGTTTGGTCAAGAGTAGCTACAGAGCTAAGTTCAGAGGGGCTAGGGCAACGCCTTTCTTCGCTCATTGGCACGGGCATAAACGCAACGGTCTGGCGTCAATCATTCCGATGGAGCTCGACCCTGACTCTATTATCCACCCGGGCCGAGATACTGCTGCCCCTGCTATCACAGCCAGATTTAACGACGGTGCTGACATCAGCAGATACCTTTGGGTTCGTGGGCAGTCTAAACTCCCTGCCCCAAGTGAGTTCCTGAACATATCGGGAACAATCGGCTTCACTGTCACACACTGTAGCGTGACTAATGAGGGTGACTTGGTTCCCGAGCATGTCCCCATGTCGAATGAGTTCGCTAGCACGAACATCACCTTCATGACGAGCATCCCCCAAGGTACTCCCCTCGGCCCACTGGGGTACGAGACCACCAATGTTGCTCGAGGCCGAACGCGTGCTACGCGTGAGCTTCTAGCTGCCCAGTTGAGGTGCCGCACGTTTGGGTCGAGCACCACCTACGGCATGGTCCGGACTGCAACTGCTCCCGTACTCATGCGCCGCCCACCCCTGCCAGTTAAAGAGGCCCATCTCCCGATGGAAACTGGTTCTGTCTCTAACATCAGGGCCGGGGTTGTGTCTTCGCCTGAGACTCGCGTCGGTAAGATGGCCGATACGGTCCCTCTGAATACTACCTTCCAAGAGAGCGCTTTCCGCGCCCCCCAACCCGGTGTCATCAGACATGTCGCTGCAGCCTCTCGTTCCACCGCGCACTCCAGCACTTTTGGTCAGGCCCCCAGCACGGGTGACTCTGACTCGGCTGTCCCCCTCCCCCCGACCGGCCCCGCTGGTACTGAGCCCAACCCCACTGCCGGGGCCGGCTCTGTTTAATGGCACAACATGTGTCTATGCTTCAGGAGCGTGCCCAAGCCTTTAACCGCTTAGGTTCGCACTTACTTACTCTACTCGAGGCTAGTAACGTGCCTCCTGACTTGTTTAATGACTCCAGTATTACCGACCAAATCATCACAATCTCCCAAATGGCCTCCGGTTCTTATGTTACCTCTCCGATGCTACGCGCAGCCGTATCCTTACTGCAAGCTACATTCCCTGTACAAATACCTCTCGACTCGACAGATATAGTACAAATGTGTAGAGCAGCATACGACTTTAATGATATTCACAATAACCGCAGTAAAGTTACTCTTAGTGGCTTAGATTTATTACGTGACCAGAACTCCCTGAGCCACTACTTTCCTACTAAGAAGCACTCTGCTGCGACAAACAAATGTAACGTCAAGCTACGTGACTTGTTAGAATCTTTAAGAAAAACAAGTTGCTTACAGCTATACGATAAGATGCTCAGTTCGTTGGCCGGACGAGTATCAAACGATCAGGCCTGTTCAGCGATACTATATGCTGTCGGGCTATCAAACAAAATAGGCCCACTCGCTCGCGACGTGGCCACTTGTGCTATCCTACAGCCCAAAAACGCAAAAGGCTTATCCAACGCCCTTAAAGCACTGGGCGCAAATTCAAGCCTGTTGGGAGCAGCTCTCTGTGAGGCAGACTGCCTCCAGGGGCGGGCGGTCGGTTCACTTGATTTAGTGGCCGAAGCTAAGTATAGATGTGACCTAGAGACTGTCCGTGACTCAGTCGTCTCTGTCGATCAAAATGAGCTATACAACACCGTCCTCTCCATACTAAGTGAGGAATTGGGCTCACGTGTCATCGAGTTCAGCGGCTTAGATACATACTGGGATCGACGCTGGCAGTGGTGTGTTAATGGATCTCACTCAACGCTGCTTGACGCGCATATCGGTTTCAAATCACCGGAGCACTTCCCTGGTGCTGACCGTGTATATCGACGCATGTTCGCTGAGGCGTTAACTTCAGAGCCAGTTTCTGGATGGGATGGCTTTACGGTCGTTAGCGCCAGTGAGAAATTAGAGAACGGGAAGACCAGAGCGATTTTTGCCTGTGACACTCGCTCCTACTTCGCCTTTGAACATTTCTTGGGGCCTATCTCCCAGGCTTGGAAAGGCGAAAAGGTGCTACTCGATCCTGGTATACACGGCCACCTGGGTATCGCAAAACTGGTTCAGAGCAAGCAAGGCTCAGCCGGTATAAACGTAATGCTCGATTACGACGACTTTAATTCACAACACTCTACCGAGTCTATGAAGACAGTCATCAGGGCGGCCTGTGCCTACGTAGGGTACCCAGACGATCTGTCTGCTTCCCTAGTCTCGTCTTTCGACAATGAGTGGATCTATCTAAGGGGCAGGTTAGTCGGTCGCGCTCTGGGCACACTAATGTCTGGACACCGTGGTACCACCTTCCTAAATTCCGTACTCAATGCAGCCTATATCAGGATGGCCGTCGGCGAGAGCGCTTACTCTAGATTAGAATCACTGCACGTGGGTGATGATGTTTATATGAGTGCTCCTTCCCTGAGCGCTGCTGGTAGCCTTCTGGCTGCCGTCAAAGCATTCGGGTGCCGGATGAACCCATCTAAGCAGAGTGTGGGTTCCGTCGGGGCCGAGTTCTTGAGACTAGGCATCAGGAAGACACACGCTGTAGGATATTTAGCTAGGTGCGTGGCTTCGTGCGTTAGTGGTAGCTGGGTAACCCACACTGCGCTGACTCCTCTTGAGGCTCTACAGTCAGCGATCGTCTCTTGCCGAGGGTTATCCAACAGATCTCAGACTACTGCCTTCCCCGCTCTGCTGGCTCGTAGTGTGGCTGATATAACCCGTCTACCCTATAGACTATGCCACGACCTCCTGGCTGGGAATGTTGCGCTAGAGGGTGCGCCAGTCTACCTTTCCGACGGCGTTATTCGTAACATCAAAATCACGCCACCCCCCCCCGAATCACTAGCTGATTCAATTCCTCACCAGTGGCCCACCAACGCCACAAACGCCTATCTAAGCAACGCTGCCACCGCAATTGAACAGTACGCCCTGTCCGCCAGTGAGCGTTCGGTTAAGTCAGCTATGTTAGTCGCTTCTTACAATAAAGCCCTAACTAGCGTCCTACCCGCGCGCCTCGGGATACGAGTACGTTCTTCTCGGCCAACCCTGCCTGTAGGTTCTAACTCGGCGACTACACTACTACATGCTAGACCCAAACACGGTGTATTATCGCATTACCCTATCATAGCGCTCCTCAAAAGTGTTATCCCAACCCCTCTCCTCCGAGAACTGGTGGGTATGGCTGGTGGTGACCCAACTGCTCGTGATATTCGCGACGAGGCATGGGGCGCTGAGTCACGTTCTAAACTCATCGAGGGAATTATGAGTTACTCTGACGCTGCTAACTTAAGCGGTCGCACGTCAGCCGGTGTTATCTATAGCACCTACCCAGTCTACATGTAAACGCACGTAGCTGGTTTCATACGCATCTTGTCATTACGGCAGGATGTGTATCTCTAATTCAAC